CAGTGTATGAAGTCGCGCTCGTCCACGGGCGTGGGGCAAAAAATTGACTTGGAGTACAACATTGAAACCATGCGTATTACTGACCTGGCCGAAGACGAACAGTATCAAGAGTTCAAGAAGCGAGCACCTTCTATCTACGAATCAATCAAAGCCAAAAGCCAGATTGTTCCAGGCGAAGCCACTGCCACTGAGCCTGACGAACCTGGCAAAATAACGGCCGATGTGCAGTCAACCAAGTTGAAGCAGTTGTTGGGAAAGATTAAGGCAGCTTGAGATAGTCGTCAATGGACAAGGCTTGTACATTGGCACGATCAACTTGTAAAAACTGAGAGCCGTCACGACTGTATCTCTTGCCTTGTCCGACAATAACTGAACCATTAGAGTACTTAACTGGACGATCCACAATTACATCTACATATTCTCCCTCGCCTACTCCTAAGGTGATAAAGTGAATGTACTGTTGTCGATCACGTTTGAACACTCGGCTATTGGCCACTATGCCAGCAAATTGATAGTACTCTGAATACAGTCCTTGTACGCCCATGCGGGGCAAAAATCCTGGTGAATTCCAAGCACCATGTTCTTTAAAACTTTCTACAGGATCTTCAGTGATCCAATTAGCAAATCCCAGATCACGTAAATCCCATCCTGCTCGTTTGGCTTCGTTGCGGTACACCCAGCGAGCATATGAACCTTGGCAGTGGCGGAGAGCTGCTTGCCAAAACTCGCGAGGATTGTGAGCCTTTTGATAGGCCAGGGCCCAGATCAGCCTGCCAAGATTCACAGCATGAGCACGACACAGACCAAAGCCTGATAGGTTCAACATCTCCTTATAAATGTCGTCTTTCAGGGGATGATCGCCCAGCCGGTTCATGAACTCCATGACTTTTTCTTCGTTCTTTTTGGCAAACGCACGACGATACATGTCTGCTTCGTATGCGTTGACTCCAATCAGTTTCATGATGCGTTCTATAGCATCATCTTCGCACACAATGGCACGTTCTTTGGCACCGTCCGCAGTCCAGTCACGAAACCAAGCTGCTTTGCGCCGCCCTTCCATGGCCACCGGACGCACCAGTGCAGTGGCAAACACACAGTCTGCCACAGATGTTGGCTTGATGGCACGAAACAGTCGCCGCATGGCCGGGCTTTCGCCTTGTGTTACCCCCAGCACATCACCACGAGCCAGCAAGTCTGCTGTGGCATCATCTTCGGTGGGATACTCGTGTATCATGCGTGTGGGGTCAATTTCCATGAGCTGGCTCAGCCCACGGTTGGCTAGAATGTCTACTTTGAGATGTTCCAGATCTTCAACTTCGTTTTTGTCCAGCAGGATAAGATTGTCTTCGCGGAACAGGCTTTTTGGTAGCTGACGATCAAACACAATCACACCGCCGCAGTGTTTGCTCAAGCAGCGTGTTTTGCCCATGAGTTTCTTTTCAATGCGGCGTGCTTCAGTTTCGTCTACACCCAGTTTCTTGTAGTCAATGTCTCTGGGCAGTCGTCCCTTTGCGCCTAATCTGCGAGCAGCTTCACGTCTGGCCGACTTTTCTTTGTACAACACATAGTTGGATATGCGGGCAGTACGCCCGGGCCAAGCGTCAAATATACGCTGCATGGCCAGTTCTTGTTTGTGATGTGGTACGTCAATGTCTACGTCGGGCAAGTCATCTCGTAGTGGATTGAGAAAGCGAGCAAAAGGTATGTTCCACTCTATGGGATCCACATCAGTGATGCCCATGAGATAGCACACCAGGCTGGAGCCTGCTGAGCCACGAGTCATGTGAGGAATGTCTGAGTTGAGATCCAGCACACGCCGGATTTTGAGAAAGTATTCTGTGAAGCGTTGAGCTACTATTACTTCAAATTCTTCTACTAGTCTGTGTTGGTATTGTTCTGAGTCTGGACAAGGTCTGCGAAATTGTTTCAGTAGTGCTTCTATCTGTTCTAGTTCTGTCATAAAATGCCTTAGTTGTTGCCTTACCAGTTATTTAAAATCAAAAACTGACCAGATTAAATATCTGCTGGAGTTGGGCAAAACTCAAAATCCAATAAATAAATCAAAGGTTTCTGTGACCATGCAAAAAAAGACTCGTAGTTTGTTAGAAGAACTCGACTCGATGTACATTGAGAAAGACCGTAGATTCATCATTGAAAATCGGGCTTCTAACATCATAGTGGGTGCTATAAGATTGATAGAACAGATTGAAGCCAGTTACAGCCCAGAACAGGCTGAAAATCTCACTAGAAAATTTATCAATGCCATTAGAACCAAAGATGCTGGTCGTTTCAACAGAACAGTGAGAAAAACTGATGCAAATTCATGAACTAACAAAAAATTCTGCTGAAGTGCCAATGCTAAACGAAGGGCTTTCGGCAGTTGTTGGCGCAATATTTGCCAGAGACCCGCAATTCAATGGTATGAGTCTCAAAGATCGATATCGGTACATGATGGCCAATAGTGCGGTAGATCAAGTAGCAAACAAAGCAGTCAGCGCATGGGCTGGTTATGTGGCCAGAAAGCTAGGGCAAGACAGGAATTATTTGGCAAACCCTGCAATCTACAAAAATGACTTGCGAACGTTTGTGAATAAAAATTTGATGCCAGCCTATCAAACCATTGACCAAATGACCAACAGAACTCAGTTGTATCAGGTTCTTGATCAAATTGTAAATAACCGAGCAGATCAAGCAGGCAATCCCAGTCCGCAAAATCAAGCAGGTCTTTTCAATCAACTTGTTGATATGTCAGCGGTGTCCATGGTCAGAGACCAAACACAGAAACAACAGCAAAGTGGCGGCAGTGGAGGAGGCGGCGGTGGTGCAGGTGCTTTTACTCCACAGGCTGCGCGGTCTTTGATTGCAAGTTCTGGTATGAATCAGCAACAAATACAGACGTTTGTAAACACAATTAGACAAGCCGCGGGCAACATGACACTTGCTAGCACTGGCAATGCTGCTGTAGACTCTTTGCTTACTGCTCTTGGATTTACTATAACATGATAATCGCAGAAGGTGGCAACGTATTCAAAAACGCTGAAGGTCAGCCCTTGACTCAGCGTATCAATCAAGCTGATGTGCCAGCCACTGTGAAATGGTTGGAACGACTCACAGGACTTGATTTGTCTGGACCCAAAGATCCAGAATCTGGATATCCCACAAGATGGCTGGGCAGCACTGGCAAAAAAGACACGTCAGGCGACTTGGATTTTGCTGTGCTGTCAGCTGACGCACCGCGAGCACAGTTGATTGAACTGTTGGCCAACTGGCTGCGTAAATCTGGAGTGCCCGAAGAGCAAATTTTCAATCGCGGCAAAAACAAAAATGATGGCTGGATCAAAGATGCTGGTGAGCTACACTTTAGAACTCCCATTCGCGGCAATCCAGAGTTGGGCTATGTACAAGCTGATTTCAACTTCTACGACACACCCAAACAGTTCAATTGGGGTCTTTTTTACAGCAGCGGAACCAGCCCAGGCTACAAAGGCGTGTATCGCAATGTGCTGCTGAGTTCCATAGCCAAAGCTCGTGGACTAAAAGTGGGCGGCAATGGTGTGATTGATCGTGCTACCAATCAAGTGATCAGCACAGATCCCAATCAGTTGGCTCAAGCAGTGCTGGGCCCTGGGCACACAGCTCGAGACTTGGCCACTGTGGAATCCATATATGCTGCTCTAGCTGGCGATCCTCAGCGCGACGCCAAATTGGCTGATTTCAGAGGGTACTTACAGCAACAAGGCATGTCAGAACCTGACATTGTTAGAGAAAACGACGTGAACTTTTTGGCCAGATTGCGTGACCGAATTGTGAATCAAGGCATGGTACCTTTGATAGAGCACGAAATAATCACCGAAGGCAAAGATCCTAGAATTCCTTATGTGGAAGATTTGGTTTTCAAATCTGGATTGCGCGGTGTTAAACAGGCCATGGATATAATACAGCAAAGTGCTGAAAATACCAAACAGTATGTCACAATCAAATGGGACGGATCGCCAGCACTGATATTTGGACGCAAACCCACTGGCGAGTTTGTGCTCACTGACAAGGCCGGTGCCACAGCAGTGGGATACGACGGACTGGCAACCAGTCCCAAACAAATTGCTGATATCATGGCTCAGCGCGATCGCGATGCAGCAGCCAAGGGCAACAAAGCAGACCGGGGTCAAACACTGACTCCTATGTACAGAGATATATGGCCATATTTTGAGAAAGCAGTGCCTGAAGATTTCCGAGGTTATCTCAAGGGAGATCTGTTGTATTATCCCACAATGCCCTACGTGGAGCGAACAGGCGCTTACCATTTCCAGCCCAACCGCACACCAGGTGGTATACCTTACGCCATTCCTGTGGCCAGTCCGCTGGGGCAACAGATCAAAGATACCAAAGTTGGCATTGTGGTACACAGTCAAATGCCCGACCCTGCTGCACCAGAACAACCTGTACAGACCAGTCTTGATCAACTGTTGAATCCGGTTGCTGGACTCATGGTCACCAGACCAATGGTAGACAATATACAAAATCTAGTGCCAAATTCAAACATTGTAAAGCAATTGAAAACATTGGCCAACAGTCAACCAGGTCAGGCCATAAACAGCTTGCTGAATCCTGCTGATTTGCGAGCTTTACAGATCACAGATTTGCCCGCACTGATGGAATCATTTATCAACAGTCTCAAGGGCACAGATTTCAGTGATGCCACTCCCAATGGTTTTTTGAGTTGGTTAGAAGGCAAAGTTACACCCAGAAAATTCAACAATATCTACAGTCACTTGGTCAGTCCCAAAAGCAATGCTGCTGGCCTAGCAGCAGCATTTACGGCATGGAATTTGCTAGAACAGCTAAGAGATGATTTGAACCGTCAGCTAGATTTACAACAGCCTGGGCAAGAAGGATGGGTAATGGCTACTCCTGCTGGCCGCGCCAAGTTGGTTAGCCGCAGAGCTGGCGGATTTGGAGCCAGAGGTACTCAACCCCAAACCACTTAATTGCTTTTATCGGTAAATACACGATAAAAGGATCTGCGCATGCCCTTGTTTAACACGAGTACTGGTAACGCTACTTTAGACGCTACTGGTAATATAAATCTTGATACCAATGTTCTAGTTTCTGGCAACATTTCTGCTGGATATTTTGTTGGCAATGGATCGCTGCTGACGGGTGTTGTTGGACCAATTGGGCCGCAGGGGCCGCAAGGCCCCAGTGGTGGACCACAAGGACCACAAGGGCCACAGGGAAATCCTGGTGCGTTGGGGCCACAGGGTCCGAGAGGACCACAAGGACCACAAGGCCCAATAGGCTCAAGCGGGCCACAAGGCCCCATTGGCAATACTGGTCCTCAAGGACCACAAGGCCCTGCTGGTGGCCCACAAGGCCCTAGAGGACCACAAGGCCCTACTGGACCAACTGGATCTACAGGCCCACAAGGACCAGGCGGATTGGCCGGACCACAAGGTCCGCAAGGCCCATCAGGGCCTGAAGGCGACACATACACGACAACAAGTTCTACTCCTTTGGGCATTAGCTTAGGATCTAAAACTCTGACTGTGGGCACTGGATTGGCATACTCTGTGGGTCAAGCCGTGATAGTTGCGTTTGACGAAACCAATTACATGATTGGCACAGTTACTTCATACAACGTTTCTACAGGACAGTTGGTTGTAAATGTTACATCAACATTTGGTCTAGGAGCATACACTTTTTGGGAAGTTAATCTTGCTGGTGCTGCTGGATCTCCCGGAGCTACTGGGCCTCAAGGTCCATCAGGTCCACAAGGTCCTCAGGGTCCATCAGGGCCACAAGGCCCACAAGGACCATCAGGACCACAAGGAACTACAGGTGCAAGTGGTCCACAAGGTCCACAAGGACCCCAGGGAAATCTGGGCATTGATGGTCCCCAGGGCCCGCGTGGCCCGCAAGGACCAGGTGGCGACATTGGATTTACCGGTGCAACTGGTCCACAAGGCCCAACAGGGCCCATTGGTCCAACTGGATCACCAGGCTCAACTGGCCCAGCAGGTTCCACGGGTCCCGTGGGACCACAAGGCCCACAAGGCCCAGCAGGCACTACAGGATCATCAGGCCCACAAGGACCACAAGGTCCAACAGGACCACAAGGACCCATTGGTCCAACTGGATCACCAGGCTCAACTGGCCCAGCAGGTTCCACGGGTCCCGTGGGACCACAAGGCCCACAAGGTCCAGCAGGCAATACAGGATCATCGGGCCCACAAGGACCACAAGGTCCAACAGGACCACAAGGATTCACAGGCTCAACTGGACCTCAAGGACCGCAAGGCCCAGCAGGAACAGGATCATCAGGACCACAAGGACCACAAGGACCCATTGGGCCAGCGGGTTCATTTGGGCCACAGGGTCCACAAGGACCACAAGGGGATGCTGGACCAACTGGCGCCACTGGACCACAAGGACCGCAAGGCCCAACCATACCATACATTTTTGACGGAGGAAGCCCAAGTAGCACATACAGTGTCGGACCGGCATTTGATTGTGGGGGAGTAACTTAATATGCCAAATATTCAATTTCAATTTAGACGAGGAACTTCATCAGACTGGAGCAATGTCAACCCAACGCTGGCTTCAGGCGAAATGGGCATTGAAACCAACACCAATCTATTTAAAATAGGCAATGGAGTTGCTACATGGAACAGTTTGAGCTATGGAGGACTTCAAGGAGCAACTGGTCCGCAAGGTCCTCAAGGTCCTGTGGGTGATACCTATAGTACGTCAAGTTCAACTAATTTAACCATAGGTACTGGTAACCAGACACTGACAGTGGCCACTGGTTTGGCCTACAGTGTCAATCAAACTGTGTTGATATCAAACAGCATCAGCAATTTTATGATTGGCAACGTGGTCAGTTATGCTACGGGCAACGGAGTAATGGTAGCTAATGTAGCAACCACAACTGGTTCTGGCAGTTATACAGCTTGGAGTGTGAGTCTGAGTGGTGCTGTGGGTCAGGTAGGAGCCACAGGCCCTCAAGGCCCACAGGGCCCAGCAGGAACCAATGGTGCCACAGGTCCACAAGGTCCACAAGGTCCTGCTGGTAACACTGGACCTCAAGGACCACAAGGTCCTGCTGGAAGTACTGGCAACACAGGCCCACAAGGACCGCAAGGACCCATTGGACCAGCTGGGTCAGTTGGCCCATCAGGACCTCAAGGGCCAACCGGAACCACCGGAGCTTCAGGTCCTCAAGGTCCTCAAGGTCCGGCAGGAACCACTGGTAATACAGGTCCACAAGGTCCTCAAGGCCCAGCTGGTCCTACAGGTTTAACAGGTCCTCAAGGCCCACAAGGCCCAGCTGGTACAACAGGAGACGCAGGCGCCACAGGACCACAAGGCCCGCAAGGTCCTATTGGACCAATTGGTAACGCTGGTCCACAAGGTCCGCAAGGACCAATTGGCCCGCAAGGACTTACTGGGCCACAAGGCCCGCAAGGACCCACTGGAGCACAAGGACCCACAGGCGCCACAGGACCACAAGGACCACAAGGCCCTATTGGACCCATTGGTAACGCTGGTCCACAGGGTCCAGCAGGAAGCGCAGGTCCACAGGGTCCACAGGGTCCAGCAGGAAGCGCAGGTCCACAGGGCCCACAGGGCCCTACTGGACCAATTGGTCCTATTGGCAATACAGGACCACAAGGACCCATTGGCCCTATTGGCAATACAGGACCACAAGGCCCACAAGGACCCATTGGCCTCACAGGACCACAAGGACCACAAGGACCCATTGGCCCCATTGGCAATACAGGACCACAAGGACCCATTGGCCCCATTGGCAATACAGGACCACAAGGCCCACAAGGACCCATTGGCCCTATTGGCCTCACAGGACCACAAGGACCACAAGGCCCACAAGGACCCACAGGTGCCACAG